ACTCGTCCATTGTTCCATTGATTCCTGTTACTTGTGATAAATGCGGAAATACAGTCTTAATAAATGCGTTATCAACCGAATTGGTAAAAAAGGAGTAACGCATGGCAAAAACGGGAAATATTACTTCAACTTTTCAAAGTGAAGATATAGCGTATAATACATCGTCAACTGGTGAATTCAGAGTATCTGAAAAAGGATCACTTCCTAATGAAACTGAAAAAATGAAAGTAGAATACCATAAGCAAAGATTATGGCAATCTAAAATGGCATTTGTATTAAGCTTTGCAGGAAGTATTTTCGGCTTTGTGGTTATTGTCGGAAGTGTAATATGGGGGATGTGGGTTGGAAACAGCCAATGGCCTGGTATTGTATCGGGTATAGTTGTAGAAGCTGTGTCAGCGTTATTTTACACATTATCAAATAAAGCCAATGAGAAAATATCTGAATTCTTTAAAGAATTAACTATTGATTCAAACATAAAAAGTGCGTTAGGAATGGCTGACAAAATCGAAAATGATAGTGCTACTAAAAATCAGTTGTATGTAAAACTTTCGTTGCACTTGTCTGGAATAAGTGAAGAGAGAATATGTAAAAATACGTTTGAATTGTGCAATAAATCCAATGAAAATAACAATTAAATGAAAAATATCAAGGGCACCCTTCGGGGTGCTTTTGTTTTACAAAAAAAACGATGAATCGAGGTGATAGAACATGGCCAGAGCGCCGGACAAACGAATAGAACAGGCCAAAGCCATGTATCTGAAAGGCATGAAATTGGTTGAGATTGCAAGTCAACTGAGTCTGCCGGAAGGAACTGTTCGTCGTTGGAAATCTACTCACGGATGGGATAACGAGCGTTCGGATAAAAATAACGAACGTTCGGAAAGAAAAAAAGAGAGAAAAAAGAAAGCGGCTGAGAATGAAGTTGAGCAGGTTATGAAAAATCCTGATTTGACCGATAAACAGCGGCTTTTTTGTTTGTATTATGTGCGCTATTTTAATGCAACCAAGGCATATCAAAAAGCCTATGAATGTAGCTATGATGTGGCTAATGCAGAAGGATACAAACTCCTTGTAAATCCTTGTATTGTGGATGAAATCCATCGTTTGAAGAAATCACGGTTGAATCGAGAACTTCTGGATGAACATGACATTTTTCAGAAATACATGGATATTGCTTTTGCTGATATCACGGATTTTGTGCAGTTTGGACAGGAGGAAGAATATGTCATCGGTTCCTTCGGTCCAATTCAGGTGGAAGATCCTATTACCGGTAAAAAAGTGCCTTTGAAGCAAAAGGTCAATACTGTCCATTTCAGAGAGTCTGATAATGTTGACGGAACAATAATTGCTGAAATCAAGAACGGCAAAAATGGAGCCTCGATCAAGTTGGCAGATCGTATGAAAGCTCTGGAATGGTTGGCTCGTCATATGGATATGGCTACAGAGGAGCAGAAAACCAAGATTGAGCAGATCAAGGCGCAGACGGCGGCGATTAAGGCCAAGGCTCAGGCGAATGATAATTCCTTCATGGAAAAAGAACAGAGCAAGCTGGATGATCTGATCCGGCAGATGCGAGGCGGTGATGATGGATAGTGAGCAGCGAGCGTTTGGTGCTGTCGGACAAGTATAAGGCATTTCTGCAGTGCGATGCTCCGGCGGAGTTCTTAGAAGGGACGACTGCGGCCGGCAAAACGACGGTTGGGCTGTTTAAGTTCATCCTTAAGGTAGCCGAATCGAGAAAAAAGCTGCATATTTTGGCAGCGGATGATACTGGCGCGGCTGAGAAGAATATCATTCAGAAAGATCTCGGAATCCTTGACGATTTCGGTCCGTTGGTGGAGTACAAAGGCAATGGATCCGGCGAGTACAAAATGCCGCATATCCTGCTCCATGCATACGGCGGCGATAAAATTATTTTTGTTGTCGGTTATGGAAACAAGCGAAAGTGGAAGGACGCTCTGGGCGGCCAGTATGGCTGTTTGTACATTGATGAGGTCAACACTGCAGACATCGATTTCGTGCGTGAATCGTCCATGCGATGTGATTATCTGATGGCAACACTTAACCCGGATGATCCGACGCTTCCAGTGTACAAAGAGTACATAAACTGCAGCCGCCCGCTTCCAGAGTGGGAGCAGGACACACCACAGGAAATTAAAAATGAGTTAAAAGAAGAACCAAAACCCGGCTGGGTTCATTGGTTCTTTTCTTTTGACGATAATGCCGGTCTTCCGGAAGAAAAGAAGCGCCAGATCATCCAGAACACGCCGAAAGGCACGAAAATATGGAAAAATAAGATTCAAGGTTTGCGAGGAAAAGCAACCGGTCTGGTATTCAGCAATTTCAATCGGAGCCATCATGTGAAGACAAAGGAATGGGCCAAACAGTTCATCCAGAGTACAGGAAATCAGCCCAAGAAGCCAGAATTTTTCATGTACTTTTCAGCGGCGGTCGATACGGCCTACTCGCAGAAATCTCCGGACACGATTGCAATGTCCTTCCTGGGCATCACGAACAAGGGAAAATGCATTGTCCTGGATGAGAAGGTGTACAACAACGCTGAGATCGGGGTGCCTCTTGCTCCGTCTGACACGGTGCAGAACCTGATTGATTTTCTGGACCGAAACCGGAAAGAATGGGGTCTGGCAAGAAATGCTTTCCTGGATAACGCTGATCAGGCGACTATGCAGGAGTGGAACAAATATAAGCGCCGAAATGGCTGCGTATACACGCTGAATGATGCATGGAAGCGGATGGAGATTATAGACCGTATCAATGCACAGCTGGGCTGGATGGCATACGATGAGCAGGCAGGGATAGAACCCTGCTTTTTTGTATTGGATCATTGCACCAACTACATTGGAGAGCTGGAAACCTACAGCTGGCAGGAAGAAAAAGACAATACGCCGGAAGACGGCCATGACCACATGGTAAACTCCGTGCAGTACGGTTGGATCCCGTATCAGGATAAAATTTATAGAGCAAAAAGAGGTAAGGAATGAACAGAGTGCAGAGTTTTATCGCCCGGTTGTTTCGGATTATACCGGCGAGTGAAAAAAGAATAACGATCATAGAGCCGCATTCCTTCCGGGAGAACGTGATCCGGAACAAAATCTGGTATCACGGAGACAGTGCGGAGCTAGAGCAGTTCTTCCAAAAAACAGCAAAGTGGGATGTGGAGCAGGCGCGGTTCTGGGCCGCACATGCATCCGGAAGCGTCCGGAAGATTCACAGCGGCATTGTGCAGATGGTCATTGACCGGTATAGAGACATTGTTCTCGCGGACCTGGATGGAGTCGAATTTGATGATAAGGATCTGGATACTGTGTGGGCGGATCTGTACAAGAAAAGCAAGCTCAACGATGTACTGGGAGAAGCGATCAGCGACGTGCTGGCATCCGGAGACGGTGCCTTCAAGATTACGGCTGATCAGTGCAGTGAGTACCCGATCGTTGAATTTTACGATGCAGAGGATGTGGACTACGTATACGAGCATGCGACGCTGAAAGAAGTAAAATTCTATACCAGTTACTGGCAGAATGAAAAAGAATTCCGACTGGAAGAGACGTATGGTTTTGGATATGTGTTATACAAGCTGTATGACGATGCCGGAAAAGAGATGCCGCTGCAGATGTTTCCGGAAACGGCTCATCTGATCGACTTTGGGATTTCTGGCGACCTGATGCTGGCAGTGCCGATGAAATTCCTGAATTCCACGAAATATAAGAAGCAGAAGCGAGGAAAAGCACTGTTCGAAGGAAAGACAGATGTTCTGGATGGACTGGATGAGGTAATCAGCCAGTGGATCGATGCTATTCGCATGGGCAGAATCAAGCGATATATTCCGGACAATCTGATTCCGAGAGATCAGACCACAGGAGAGCTTCTGCCGGCAAACCCATTTGACAATGATTTTATTGCAATCGGCGACAATATGAGCGAGAAAGCCAACCAGCAGGTGGAAATTTCTCAGCCGCAGATTTCTTATGAGGCATACGTAAGTAGTTACAGCAGTTTTCTTGACATGGTTCTGCAGGGCGTAATGTCTCCGGCGACGCTGGGCATTGATCTGAAAAAGACAGATAATGCAGAAGCACAGAGGGAAAAAGAAAAAGTTACACTACATGTGCGAAATAAGATCGTCGATGCCCTGAATGATGGGCTTCCGGAGCTGTTCAAACGGATTTTGCAGTGCTGTGATCTCATGCAGGGGAAAGAGCCGGGAAAATACGAGGTAGCGGTAAAGTTTGGAGAATATGCATCCCCAGACTTCGATACCACGGTGGATACGGTCGGTAAGGCCAAACAGTACGGAATCATGAGTCTGGAAACATCAGTGGATCAGCTGTATGGAGATACCTGGACTGATGCTCAGAAACAGGAAGAGGTGCAGCGCCTGAAAGAAGAGCAGGGCATAGCAGCAGTAGATGTGCCGGATATCCGTCTGGATGCCGACGATTTTCACGTAAATGAAGGAGATGCAGATGAAAGTAAGGGTAAACAACCGAATGTATCGGATGAATCGAAAGGAGTATCAGGGTCTTCTTAAAGTTGCCGCGGAGCAGGTTCCTTTTGGCGTGTATGCGGTAGAAAAAAATGATTATGCGGAACTCAGATGTGATCGGTGTGAAAGCATGACAAAACTGAAAGAGATGATCCGTGCTTATAAACAGCAGGGATATCGGGTACATGCGAATGGCAAAGAAAAATCTTGACTATGATATCGGAGCTGCCTTCGAGGCAGTAGAAAATGAATTAATGGCCTCCATGATTCGGAATATGCAGCGTCATAAGGTCGAAGAGGTTGATGAAGATAAGCAGTGGACCATGTGGCAGACAGAGATGCTGAAATCCCTGGAGCAGTACAAGAAAAAGAATCATGCAAAGTACAGTCAGAAATTCAAGGATATCAACGCTCAGATTGAAGCGCTGATCCGTGCGGCCCATGATGAGGGAGAAATGGATCAGGAGATCCAGATCCTGAAAGCAATTCAGAAAGGTTTTCCGGCTAAGAAGATGAAGGCGGGTGCCACGGCCGAATTCTTCCGTGTCAATGATCGTAAGCTGGAAGCACTGATCGAGGCGACGATGCAGGACATGCAGAAGGCAGAGACGGCTATTCTGAGAATGACCAACGATCAGTACCGAAAAATCATCTACAACGCACAGGTGTATGCCAATACGGGAGCAGGAACCTATGAGAAGGCCGTAGACATGGCTACCAGGGATTTTCTCTCGGCAGGCATTAATTGTATCGAATACAGCAACGGAGCGCGTCACACGCTGGCAGATTACGCAGATATGGCGATCCGGACGGCAAGCAAGCGGGCGTACTTGCAGGGAGAGGGACAGAAGCGGCAGGAATGGGGCGTTGATACCGTCATCATGAATAAACGTGGAAATCCGTGCCCGCTGTGCCTGCCGTGGGTTGGCAAGGTTCTGATCGATGATGTGTGGAGCGGCGGCTCCAAAACAGGAAAATCCGCAACCACCGGTGTCAAATATCCTCTGATGAGCACTGCGATCGCCGCGGGCCTATATCATCCGCGGTGCCGGGACAGCCATACGACATACTTCGAGGGCGTCAGCACCCCGCCTGATGGAAAATACACCAAGGAAGAGCTGAATGAACTGGCAGAAAAGAACCAGCAGGCAGCCAGACAACAGTACGCGGAGCGGCAGGAAAAGCGCTTCGGCCGTCTGGCAGACTTTTCGTTGGATCCGGAAAACCAAAAGAAGTATGAAGCAAAGCGGGAAGCGTGGCATGATACTGTAGAATATATGTCCAATAGCTTCCGGCCACACTACGGGGATAAACAGACTCTTAGGGTTGAAAGTATTGCCATGGATGTCAGAGAAGTGCGAAATAGCAGCTTCGATATGGTAACAGATACTGAAAATCAAAGAAATAAGGCAGTAAGACTGGCGGAGAAAACTTTTGAAAAGATCCAAAAAGACTTGCCGGAAACATTTAGGCTGCCTAAAATTGCAGTTGTTGATTTCGAAAAGCAGGGTCTGAATGCAAATGCAATCGGAGGATATCATGAAAAAACAGAAACTTTATACATAAATAGCAGATATAATACGAAAGAAAAGATTTTACAGTTTGTGAACCGCGTTCCGGGGCAGTTTGCAAATAATACGGAATATGCTCCATATTTGCATGAACTTGGACATAAGTTTTATTATGACTCCATTAAAAGACTTGCCAATGCTCAAAATATAAGCTATAGTGAAGCTAAGAAAAAAATTGATTACAAGGTCTATCATTACATTGATTCACAATATGATAGCGAATATTTCTTAATGAATAACATTAGCGGATATGCCGATACACAAGAAGTGACAGAGATTTGTGCGGAATGTTTTTCCGTGCGAAAAGAAAATTCGGTTGCATTGCAAATTCTCAAGTTAATAGGAGCGAATTAATATGATGCTGCAAATGAGCGAAAAAGAAATCAGACTTTTTCAAGAATTTAAAATGGAAAAGGATGAAGAAAAAAGAAGTAAAATTCATGCAGAACTTCAAAAAATGAGAAAAGAACGAGAAAAACAGGAGTTAAAGGATTGCCCATTTGCGCATTGAGCTTTGTAAAGGTGATACCATGACAGCCAAGGAATATGAAAAAGTGTTGAAAGATCGAGAAAAAGCATGGACAAACGAAGAATTCAAACCTCATAAATTGACGGAAGAGGAAATTGAAAAATTGAAAAAAGAGGGACGCATCTAAAAATGGATGATTTTCGAATAATCTATAAAATTCTTCGAATCTTGCAGAATTCGATGGATCTCGAAGAATTTGACCGGAATAGCATTTCCGCGGAGGAATTAGGGCTTTCTACACCGAAGTGGAGCAGGATCATGGCAATGCTGTTGAAAGAGGGCTACATAACCGGCGGAGAAACATGGAACGCTATGGATTGTGGATATCCGCGTGTAGCGTTGAGCAGACCAGAATTGACCTTAAAGGGATTAGAATATATGGAAGAAAACAGCCTGATGAAAAAGGCGGCAGACCTGGCAAAAGGAATTGTAGGCACTGCGGCAAATATGATTTAATACCACCAGTCGATCGGCCGGTGGTATTTTTGTACTCATTTTTAAGAAAGAGAGGGAAAACAATATGGGAAATGAAGAGTTCCTGAGAATTTGCAAGGCGAAAGTAGCTGAGTATACCAATCAGCATATGGACAAAACGGATCAGAAACAGATTACCGTAAATGATGTGTATGTGGTCTGGATGTGTAAAACACTGCAGAATCACAAAGCCCTGCTCAGCACTGCTGTTCCGGATGGAATGTATTATGAGCTGACATACAATGGAGATAAAGTGGAATTGTATTTTGATGCATACAAAAAATTCCAGAATATCTGTTTTAAAATGTAGGAGGATATGGAGTGAAAAAGAAAGTAATGGCATTGCTGACAGCGCTCATGTTGGTATGTGTATCTCTTACCGGATGCACTGAGGCGTACAAAGTCAGCAACAATATTTCACAGGAAGCCGACAATTTCAATGTAACCCGCAAACTCACAGTGTTAAATACCAGAAGGATCTGGTCTATCTCAATGATTATACAATGTACGTTGTTGAAGACATTTCCAGTTCTGATGTAGATAAATACCATTATGAAATCAATTTTCTTCCGGAGTGGGGCGTAAAAGTTACTCACGAAGATTAATTGCGCCGGCGCAACGAAGGGAGGTGAGAGGGGTGCGAGTAACGGTAACACGAGAATTTAAGGACATTGAAAATGACCTGGCGCTTCGGACGGTTGGCGAGAAGCTGAACCTTCCGCTGGACAGAGCACAGTATCTGGCCGCTGTAGGAGTTGTAAGAATTACAGAACAGGAGAAAGGCGGTGATCCAAAATCTCCCGATGAGACGCAGGGTTAGGCGTCTTATTTTTATGCCCGGAATGGCAGAAAACTACCGGAAAGGAGAACAAAATGACACAGGAACAGTTTGAGGCACTTGGTATTGAAAAGAGCCTTGCGAAAAAAGCCGCGGATGAGTCGAAAAAGGAGCTTGAGGGTTATGTGCCGAAAGCAGACTATGACACGATGGAGCAGCAGAAGAAACAGCTGGAAACCACGGTGGGAGACTATAAAACGCAGATGGAGTCCTTAAAGACAGCCGCTGGCGATAATGCTGATCTGAAACAGCAGATAGCGGATCTTCAGGAGCAGAACGCCAACAAGGACAAGGAGCATAAAAAAGAACTGGATGATCTGAAAGTGACCAATGCGATCAAAATGGCGATTTCCGCGTCTGCACAGGACAGTGATCTGGTTGCAGGACTTATGGACCGTTCGAAACTGATCCTCGGTGAGGATGGAAAAGTAACCGGTCTGGATGAGCAGATCAAATCCCTGAAAGAATCCAAGCCATTTCTGTTTAAGCAGGAATCAAAACCGGTGCAGAAAAAGGGATTCTTTCCTATCGGACCCAAAGAGCAGAGCGGCCAGTCGAAAGAAGACGGTCATGTGTCCATGAAAGATGCCATCGCGGCAAGATTAAATCTGAACGAAGGAAAGGGTGAATAAGTATGGCAATTACACTGGAAGAAGCAAAGAAAAACGTGCAGGATGATCTGCAGATGGGCGTCATCGACGAGTTCCAGAAATCGAACTGGATTCTGGAGCATATCCCATTTGATGATGCAGTATCTCCGACCGGAGGCGGCGCAACACCGACTTACAGCTACACACGACTGAAAACACAGCCGACAGCAGAGTTCCGTGAGATCAACAAAGAGTACACCCCGTCGGAGGTTACAAAAGAGAGACATACCGTAGATATCAAAGTATTCGGTGGTTCCTACGAGATCGACCGTGTGATCGCCAATATGGGCGGTATTGTGAGTGAGGTAGAGCTGCAGCAGGCGCAGAAAATCAAAGCGGCGCAGGCTCTGTTCAACGATACTTTCATCAACGGCGATACAGGAGTCAATACGAAATGCTTTGACGGTCTTGATAAGGCACTGACAGGAAGCTCTACGGAATATAACACCACAACAGCGATCGACCTTTCGACAGCCGATATGGTTACGAAAAATTATCAGTATTTCCTTGATATGCTGGATGAGTTTCTGGGCGGCCTGGATGGCACACCATCGTTCATCGCCGGTAACAACAAGCTGATTTCGAAGATCCGTGCCTGCGCAAGACGTGCCAGCATGTACCAGATCACGAAGGACAACTGGGGAAATCAGGTGGAAAGCTATGCCGGAATCCCGTTTGTAGACCTCAAAACCAAACCGGGAACGAACGATGAAGTTGTTGAGATCGACGGAACCGAGGGAACCACATCTCTGTATGTTGCGCGCCTTGGAATAGATGGTCTGCATGCGGTTTCCTTTGCCGGTGTTGCACCGGTGCAGGTATGGGTTCCGGATTTCTCGACCGCCGGAGCAGTTAAAAAAGGCGAGGTCGAGATGAATGCAGCGATCGCACTGAAAGCATCCAAAGCGGCCGGCGTATTCCGGAAAATCAAAGTAAAATGATGGAGGTAAAAAGAGAATGAAAGTATACAGCCCGAACAAATCCTATACCGGCGTAACGGCGTCTGTTCCTTTCTGCAACGGGCAGGGGGAAACTGATGATCCGTATCTGCTGAAATGGTTTGAAAAACACGGATATGAGGTAGAAAAACCGGCTGCACCAGAACCAAAGGAGCTGCTGGAACCAGAACAGCCGGTGGCAGAAACAATGGAAGAGCCTGTTCCGGAGCCGGTGAAACCTGCGAAAAAAGCGAAAGGGTGATACCATGGGCTATGAACCATACGTAAGCCCGGAATATTACCGGGATACTTATCAGGACGGCGCTTTCGAGGATGATGCAGAGCTTGCCCGGTATCTCCGTCAGGCATCCCGCCATATTGATTCCCTGACCTACAATCGGATTGTAGGCCGGGGATTTTCTAATCTTACGGCGTATCAGCAGGATCTGATCCGGGAAGTGATCTGCCAGCAGGCGGAATTTGAGTATGAGTACCGCGACGAAATCAATTCGGTACTTTCCAGTTACAGTATTAACGGTGTATCCGTGCAGTTTGCGGAGAATACGTGGAATGTATTTTCCACAAAGGGCGTGGCCATGCACCGGGATGTGTACGCAATGCTGTGCCAGACGGGATTGTGCTGCCAGGTACTGAGGTAGGTGATGTGAAATGAAATATCCATGTCTTGTGCCGAAATCGCTCTGCAAGACAGAGATCCATCTGAGCATGGACAGAGAGGGGACAACAAAATATGGAGATCCGCTGCCGGCGGTGGAGTACAATGGCAAGTGCAATTATCAGGACAGCGCCAAAAGCGTCATGACATTCGAGAAAAAGCTGGTGCAGATCTCCGGCACCGCTCTCTTCCCGGGGGACATCTGCCCGGAGCTGCCGGCGGTTTACGGCGGATCAGCGGAGATATTCGGTATGAAAAGAAGGATCCTGCAGGGGCGGAAAGCCAGAAATCCGGATGGAACAGTTAATTACACGGAGGTGCTGCTGGTATGATCAAAGTCAATTCAAATGTAAAGCTGGATTTTGGAAAAATTCAGATGCTGACGGATGCACAGATCAAAGCAATGGAAATGACTGCGGAGGCGCTCCATACAGAAGTGGTGCAGGCACAGGTAATTCCGAGGGATACAGGAAATCTGCAGAATGAAAGCATGTTTTTGGATTGTACGCAAAGCCATCAGGGAGTTGTAACGCTTGCATCTACAGCACCATATGCCAGACGTTTGTATTTCCATCCGGAATACCATTTCAAGAAAGACGAAAATCCGAATGCCCGCGGTAAATGGTATGAAGATTGGCTTCCGGGCGGAAAGAACGCTGATTTTTGCGCAGAAGCGTTTAAAAGGCTATACAGGAGGTGTGCGCGATTATGACATTAGCGGATGTATGTGATTTTACGGAATCTCTTGCGATTGCAGACCACGTTTACATGGGAGATCTGCCGGATAAGGAAGAAAAATCAATCGGGGTGTATAACAGCAAGCACCAGCAGGCGTATCACACTGCGTTGGGCGGTGTTTCCGGATACGGGCAGAAATATGTTACTTTCCTCGTTCACTGGAACAAATCCCTGCGGGAGACAGAAAAGGCAGCCACAACCTTATTTGACAGGCTCTGTGAAGTGAGGAGCAGTCAAATCAATCAGGAAACCATACAATTTATTCAGCCGCTGTATGATCTGCAGGACATCGGAAAAGACGATAACGGTATCTGCGAAATGGTCATCGAAGCGGCTGTGATTTTTAAGAAAGGGTAAAAAGCGATGGCAAAAGCGACAAATGTATATCCGGTTCTGGATAATAAATTTAAAGCAGGAGCAGCAAAAGAAAGCGCGACAGTGATCGCGGACATGGAACAGTTTTCCTTGTCTATTTCCAATGGTGTGGAGACTTGGACACCGATGGACACGGAAGGATGGCAGCGGGCTTTGATGACGGCAAAGGCAATCACAATTTCTATGAGTGGAAAGAGAAACATTGGAGATGCCGGAAACGATTTTGTGGCCGGGAAGGTGTTCAAAAATGGGCATGATGCAGAAGGCTATTTTGAATGGGAACTTCCGGATGGAACCACAATTGCCTGGACGAATGCCGTGTTTGATGTAAAGAACATGGGCGGTGGCGATTCGACAAATGTAGCACCGCTGGAATTTGATGTCATCAGCAACGGAAAACCAACCGTAACACCGGCATTATAAGGAGGAAAACGATGAGTAAAGTTGTAAATATCACCGATAAATTAAATTTTGAGGAAAATCCGGCTCTGCAGATCGGAGATATGACTGTTGAGGTGCATGCGGACGCAGAAACAGTTCTCCGACTGATGGGAACCTTTAAAGACAAGGATGAGGCTGATATCAATACTGTGACAGAAATGATGGGTCTTCTTTTTGATCCGGAAGCAGTAGAGCAGCTGTGTGCGATGAAAAAAGATGGAAAAAAACTTTCTGCGAAATCTTTGATGATTATCGTACAGGAAGCAATGAATCTGGTTATGGGAGAAGATTCACCGGGAGAGCAGTGACCCGTACTATGACCTGATCGATGATTTTGATTTGATTGTGTCATCCTTTCAGTCACAGTACGGGATTCGATTATCCAGGGAACTGCCACAGGGAATGAAGTGGGATGAGTTCCGGGATCTTCTGATCGGTATCGGACCAGATACAGCACTTGGCCGTGTGGTAGAGATCCGGGCGGAAGATCAGAAGGAAATTCTGGAAAATTTTACTCCAGAACAGCACAGAATCCGGAATGCATGGAGAAGAAAGCATGCCAGAGACCTTGCAAAAACCGTGTCGAAAGAAGAAATGGACATGGCGATGGATGGAATCAAGAATATGTTTCTTAGTATGGCAGGCTTGAAAACTGTTTGATAGAAAATCGTAGGAGGAAAAAACTATTGAGAAAAAGAAAATAAAGTGTCCTTATTGTGGACATGAGCAGAAAGTGCAGTATGTTCCAGATGCAAGATGCCAGGGGGTGTTTTTGAAATGCCAGGCGCGTCATTGCAAAAAAGAATTTGAAATAAAAATCAACCAGGACAAGTAGTGCCACTGTGCCGATGTCCTCGAAAAGAGGAAGGTGGTATAAGTGGCAACTACAATTGGCGAGATCGGTCTGGATCTTGTCGTAAATCATAATCAGTTTAAGAGCAAGATGGCCGGGATCAACGGACTGGCGAAAAAAGCCGGGGCGACTCTTGCAGCCGCTTTCGGCGTAAAAAAATTAATTGATTTTTCCAAGTCCTGTATTGAGCTGGGTTCCAACTTGGCTGAGGTGCAGAACGTGGTTGATGTTACCTTCCCGTCTATGGCGGAGCAGGTAGATAAATTCGCAAAATCGGCTGCCGGAAGCTTTGGTCTGTCAGAGACAATGGCCAAGAAGTACACGGGTACTTTCGGGGCGATGGCAAAAGCATTTGGCTTTTCCGAGAAGCAGGCGCTGGATATGGGTGCTACACTGACCGGTCTGGCCGGAGATGTGGCATCTTTTTATAATCTCAGCCAGGACGAAGCCTACACAAAGATTAAGTCAGTCTTTACAGGCGAAACAGAGTCCTTAAAAGATCTTGGTGTTGTCATGACCCAGACAGCGCTGGATTCTTATGCGTTGGCCAATGGGTTCGGCAAAACGACAGATCAGATGTCGGAAGCCGAAAAGGTGGCGTTGAGGTATTCCTTTGTTCAGAAACAGCTTTCTGCAGCAACCGGGGATTTCTCACGGACATCCCAGTCCTGGGCGAACCAGGTTCGAATCCTGTCCCTGCAGTTCCAGTCCTTAAAAGCAAGTATTGGTCAGGGACTGATCAATATTTTTCTGCCGGTCCTGCGTATGATCAATACGCTGATCGGTCGGCTGGTTACGCTGGCGGATGCTTTCAAGAGTTTCACGGAGCTGATTACCGGAAATAAGTCATCAGGGCAGTCAGGTGTCGGAGCAGTTGGGGCGGATGCTGCCAGTGCGGCCGCCGGTCTGACGGATGCTTCGAGCGCTGCGGATCAGCTCGCAGACAGTACTTCTGGCGTGGGAGATGCAGCGAAACAAGCGGCCAAAGATATGAAATCCCTGATGGAATTCGACAAGATCAATAAGGTCAGCAAAGACAGCAGCACTTCTGATTCTCAGAATTCTTCCGTTCCGAACAATGTTGCCGGCAGTATTGATTTTGGTTCGCTTGCAAGCGGAGAGACCGTTATTGATGACGTAAACAAAAAGTTTACGGACATGTTTGGCAATATCACCAAACTGTCAGAACCTGCGCTGCGGTCGGTCAAGCGGCTTTGGAATGAGGGACTTGCAAGACTCGGAAACTTTTCCGGTCAGTCGTTGAAAGATTTTTATCAGCATTTTCTCGTTCCAGTTGGGAAATGGACACTGGGAACAGGAATCCCGCGTTTTATTGATGCCCTGAATGATGGGCTAATGAAAACCGATTTTCCCAAAATCAATGATGCGCTGAACGATCTTTGGGATGCGCTGGCTCCATTCGCAATCAACGTTGGAGAGGGGCTTCTGTGGTTCTGGGAGCAGGTCCTTGTACCACTGGGAACATGGACCGCGAATGAGATTGTTCCACGATTCCTGGAGACGCTGTCCCTTGCAATACAGCTTCTAAATGCTGTCCTGGTGGCGTTGCAGCCGTTGTTTGAGTGGTTTTGGGAACAGGTACTAAAACCCATAGCACAGTGGACGGGCGGTGCCTTTCTCGTGGTATGGGATGCAATTATTGCCGTCCTGAAGGTGTTTTCGGATTGGTGTGCAGAAAATCAGGATGTGCTGCAGGAGATGGCTTTTGCCATTGGACAATTGTTTTTATGCTGGAAATCAGCAAAATTGTTCATATCTGCAGTTGGATTAGCCAAAACAGCAATTGGAGCCTTGGTGTCTGTGTTAGGCGGACCGCTGACCGTTGCGATAGCTGCAGCAATTGCGATTGGTGTTCTGTTGTGGAAGAATTGGGACACAGTCAAGGAGAAATGCGGTCAGTTGCGTGATTGGGTTGTGCTGAAATTCAATTCCTTAAAAGATGGAGCATTAAATGCAATCACGAGCTTATGCGATGGCGCGCAGTACGGCTGGAACGTATTCAAAGACGGACTGAGTTGGTTGTGTCAGATTGCTTTCGGGAAAATTACAGATCTGAAGAACAATTTCCTCGATTTTGTTTCTTTCTTGAAGAACATTTTCGCTGGAAAATTTGCGGATGCGTTGAAGATTCCGGTAAACAATCTGATTGGTATGCTGAATCGCATGCTGACCGCGGTCGAAAAAACGGTGAATTTTGCATCCGATGTTCTGAACAAACTAAATGTCAAAATTCCGAGCTGGGTGCCGGGAGTTGGCGGCAAGAAGTTAGGCTTTCAGATTCCGACCGCATCCATCGCCAGAATCCCGTATCTTGCGGACGGAGGATACGTGGCACGAAACACGCCGCGTCTTGCCGTGATCGGAGATAACAAGCGTTATGGAGAGATTGTAGCACCGGAAGATAAGCTGCAGAAGATGGTGGATCTTGCGGTCAGCAAAGCCAGCGGTGGCAGTGTGACGAAAGCGGAGCTGGAAAGCATTGTGAATTCCGCCGTGCTTCGGATTGTCGCAGCACTGTCTGCACTTGGCTTCTCGATCGATGGCGAAACTCTTGCCAGAGCTCAGCAGAAGGTGCAACAGGAAATGGACCGGAGATACAACACGGTACAGATTAATTAGGAGGAGACACATGTTACTGAGGGCAGGAAAAACAAACCTTCCTGCCCCGACCTCGATGACAGTGAATGATGAAATCATCTGGTCTGAGGACACGGGGCGGACGCTGAACGGAACCATGGTAGGAGAAGCCATTGCTGAAAAGAAAACGATTGGTCTGAAATGGGAATGGCTGACAGAAGATGAGGTAAAATTGCTGAAAAACAGCCTGGTAATTGGTTTCTTTCCACTTACGTTCCACGATGCGGGAAAGGATCATACCTTGACAACGTACCGCGGTACACTGTCCAAGGAGCATGCAGGGGAGATCTCCGGTGTGTATTACTATAAAAGCGTCAGCGTTGATATTGTACAGAGGTAACTATGATCAAAACAAGTAAAGAATGCAGAAAAAAGTTGCAGAGTGAAAACCGATATCTGGAAGTAGCCGATAAAATCATATTGGCAGATGGGACGGAACTGCAGATTAATAATGGGAAGATATTGTCCTACAGCATCTCAGATGCAACATCTTCCACCAACAGTTTTGACATCGGTGCTGCCATTATCGGGAAATGGACGGCTACGCTGAATAATCAGGATGGTCAGTATGACAGCATGACTCTGGAAGGAGCATCAGTTGCTGCCATTGTATCGATTGATCTGGAAGAGGAGCCGGAACTGCTGCGGAAGGGCACGTATACGATATACAATGCAACACGCCAGGGAGCAGGCCTGCGCCTGGAAGCTTATGATAATATGGCCTGCTTTGATAAAAAGTATGACAGTATACTTACCTATCCGGCGACAATTCGCCAGATTGTGCAGGATGCCTGCAGGAGCTGCGGCGTCATACTTGCATCCAAGAGATGGGATAACGATGACTATGTTGTAAACACACGGCCGGAAAGCGATGCGTTGACGTACCGCGATGTGATTTCCATGGCGGCGCAAATTTGCTGTAAATATGCCCGATGCAACGCAGACGGAGAGTTGGAATTGTCCTGGTACGGGGAGGCTCTTGAAGAGCAGGTGCTTCTGGATGAGAACGATGAGCCGATTTTGCTGGATGGCGATGATGAGATTCTTCTGTGGGACACGGTATCAAGAGAAGAAATGCTAAATAATACCATTGAGGATGATGCCTATTACTGCCACCAGATCCCGGAAAAATACAGCCTGACAGCCGGAGAACAGGATATCAGTATCACTGGTGCGGGTGTGGTGTATGATCAGACAACGTATCTGTGCGGAGATACGGACTACAGCCTTGTGATTGAGGATAATGACCTGATCCAGAGCGAGGAGCAGGCGAAGGAGATCGCGTCTTATCTGTACAGCAAATTATATGACATGCAGTTTCGAACTATTTCTTCGAGCATCCCAAGCGACCCATCCATCGAAGCAGGAGATGCCGCCTGCGTGACAACCAGGAAGGGAGAAAGGTATTACACATACGTTACCAATACCACCTTCGCAGTCGGCGTGGCACAGAGCATTTCATGTGGAGCTGAGGCCCCGGAAAAGAACCGGAGCGATCAATTCTCGGCAGTGACCAAGGCGTATATCAAATCACAGAATTATACAGATCGGGAGATATCAGACTACGACAAGATGGAAAAGCAGCTGTGGAATCTGATGACAACGGCATTCGGTGCATATCAGACCGAAGAGGTGCAGGAAGACGGTAGTAAGATCTTCTATATGCACAATAAGCCGCGGCTGGAAGAATCATCGACGATCTGGAAACGGACCATTGATGCAATCGCCGTTTCGACGGATGGTGGAAAAACCTGGAATGCTGGCGTGGACAAGAACGGAAACGCAGTGCTGAATATCCTTTCTGTGATCGGTCTTAATTTCGATTGGATCAAGGGCGGAACTGCCGTATTCGGTGGAAAAGATAACGGAAACGGCAGTGTTAAGGTGCTGGACCAGAATGGAAACGTAATCTGCCAGATGGATAACAACGGAGCTGCGATCAACGGAAGGGTGACCAGTAAAAATGAAGTAGATGGATTTTCAGTTTCTCTTGAAAATGGAAAGATGGTCGTGACAGACAAGCAGGGAGCACGGATCTGTGAAATTTATCTGATGCAGATGATCGAGAGCGATGGCAGACATTGGATAGCTACAATCAGCGGCAATGGGCAGAACCAGGCATATATCACACTGGATGGTAAGAATGGAGAAATCGCGGTCCAGGCGGATAAGTTCCGCATGGGATCATCAGCAGGAGTGTCTGGAAAAGTTGTGTTTTCGAATGGAACGTTCCTGACGCTCAAAAACGGAATCGTAATCGGTGGAAATTCGCAGAACGGCAGTTTTTGACAGACAAAGGAGAAGATCATGGCAGTAATCAGCAGTAATGCATACCTTACGGTAGCGCAGATGACAGGCAATGCGCAGTACATACTTAATTATCTGATGGCGCGGGGCTGGACCAAGGAAGCTGTGTGTGCGATGCTTGGGAATATGCAGTCAGAGTCAACAATTAACCCCGGTATCTGGCAGAACCTGGATAGCAGCCGCGTTGACCTTGGATATGGACTTGTCCAATGGACACCATCAACCAAATATACCAGTTGGGCGACAGGAAGGGGCTATGCGATCGGAAACATTGATGGACAGCTGGAGCGTATTATCTACGAAAAAAATAATGCTATTCAGTGGCAGCAGGTAACAACGTCGATGACATTCGCCCAGTTTGCGGCGTCAACAGCATCGGTAGAGACTCTGGCTGAGCTGTTTGAGCTGAATTATGAACAGCATGCGGGCAGTGCGCAGCCGGCAAGAAAAACGCAGGCAAGATACTGGTATGATCATCTTTCGGGAAGCTCTTTGGATGGATCAGCAGAAGTGATTGAAAAGGTCTGCAGCTGGGAAATCGCGATTGCAAACGATGACTCACATGGATATGACCAGGCAAACAGAGAGGGGCCAGATTATGACTGCAGTTCTTTCCAATATTATGGGTGGAAACAGGGCGGAGTAGACATGATTACAAGTCGTGGATATTCTGGGACAACAAGCACAATGCTGTCTGATTTTACGGCCAATGGTTTTTCGGATGTAATTGAATCGGTTGATTTGAGCAGCGGAAACGGTTTGAAAAGAGGAGACGTCCTGCTTTGCAGCGGGTATCATACGGCAATGTATATTGGAAACGGTCAGATTGTGCATGCATCAATCAATGAGCATGGAGAGGTAGTGGGAGGCACGACAGGAGACCAAACTGGAACAGAAATATGCGTCAGAAGTTATTATAACTACAATCCGCCTTGGAATCATGTATTACGTTATAAATCTGGAGGAGGAGAACCGGCTTCTGACATTTATATAGTAAATTTTATACCAGCATGAGGAGGAAAATATGGGACGACATCTTTATGATCTGACAGAAACAGAAACGATTGAAAATGATGAACTTTTTCTTTTAAGCCCACCGGATAAGGACGGAAAAAACAAAAAAGTAAAGTGGGATACGGTCAAGAAATTATTGACGGGCATTATGGTCGATTTGTTCTATCCGGTTGGAAGTATCTATATTACAACGAATGAGACAAATCCGGGGATAACATTGGGAAAAGGGACCTGGGAAACATATGCAGCCGGCCGCTTCCTGGTTGGAGCAGATGCAAATGACAGCGATTTTCAGAAGGCCGGAAAAACTGGTGGAGCAAAAGAAATTGATCTTAAGCACAAGCATCTGCAAACGGTAGGCGTGGACTCCAGAAGCATGTATATGGATTCGACAAAAAAGGATGTAGGAGATGCAACATCCGGAAAAAACGGTTCTGCAGTAGTTCTCAATACGGATCATGTCCAATGGAATCTTCCTACATCCACAAATGGATCAGCAAGATATAATTATACGTCCGACTCTATGGAAAATAAGAGCATTCTGCCGCCATATGTTGTGTGTTATATCTGGACACGTACGGCTTAAGGAGCTTGGGAAAGGAGTATCGCATGAGAAGTTTAAATTTTCTGGTATCTGGCCAGAAGCTGGAAGCAACTGGTGATTTTTCTGATCTCGTACCAGGATCGTGTAACTACATACGATGTGAGTTTGATTTTGACGCAGAATGGAATGATATGGTAAAAGTGGCAGAATTTCGAAGAATCAATTTGCCGCATGCAGAGTGCTGGCCTGCGATAGTAAAAAATAACAGTTGCATGATACCGAAAGAAGTGCTGTCCGGAAAAAGATGGTATATCAACGTGATTGGACAGAGCAGAGATGGAAGAAGGATTCCAACAGGCCGCGTGGAGGTGAGACAGGATGGGTAAAACAACAGACGAATTATTTGCAGAAGCAACAGAAGCGGACTACGAGACGGTAGCGCCTGTGGTACTGGCAGCTTCAGACACAGAAGAGGAATTTCAGTTCCGGATTGATGAGCATCTTCGAACAATTGCAATTCCGGAAAAAGGTGTTGTCGCCGGCGTCGAGGGAGATTTGAATGTCAATATTGCACGGTTCACGATGGTGCGGTACTACCATGGGCGGGATCTTTCAAAACTGTCCATTCGAATCAATTACAGAAATGCCAATGGTCAGGTTAATTATTATAACGTCAGTGATGCCGCAGTGTCTGGAGACAGCATTGTATTTTCATGGGAATACGCCGCAGATGTGACCCAGTACAAAGGAAATGTGCAGTTTGTTGTATATTTGTTCTCTGCCACAAATGCAGTGCTGAAACAGCGCTTCTTTACCACACTTGGCACGCTGGAAGTTCTCGAAGGGTTAGAGGTGGATTCTTCTATTCCGGTGAGTGAGCAGACGGATATTCTACTGCATCTGAAAAAAGATCTGTCTGCATACGCAGAGGAAGTCAAGAAGAGTCTGCCTGCCGACTACACGGCGATAACGGAGCAGGTTAGTTCGCTCAAGGAAGATTTAGAGAATTTAATTGTAAATAGCGTAAACCTGTACAATAGAGATAATGTACTTTTCGGGAAAATTTTAACAAAAGATGGGGTTGTAGATAACGAAGACTGGGATTTATCTGAGAAAATAAAAATTGAACCGAATAGTGAATATTCGATAAAATGTTTTTTCTATAAAAAAACAGCATCGACGATAATAATTAGCCACATAAACAAATACGGGACATATTTATCGTCTGATGATATATATCTAGAACCTAATAGCTCGAACGATGGTGGATTTACATTTCATACAAGCGAAAACG